ATGAGCATCGACGACGCCACCCTCGCCAAGGCGCGGGCCGCCTGGGACGCCTGCCTCCAGCAGGAGCGCGAAGCCCAGGAGGCGCAGCAGCGCCTGACAGCAGCGCGGAAGGAAGTCGCCGCATTCCACCGGCGCATGGCTGCCGCCTGGGAAAACCTCTCCGAAGAAGCCCGCGCACAGGTGGCATGGACGGCCCAGCACACCGCTGGCGCTGCCCCCGTTGAGGCCGCGCTGCTCACCCTCCAAGAGACTGCCGAGACCGTCCTATTCGAGGCGGGCCGCAAGCGCCGGGGCCACTACTCGGGCGTCAGTCTAGAGGCCATCCGTGCGGTCGCTCGCGCCCTGGGCCTACGCAGCTACGGCAGCGGTAGCGGCACCAAACCCCTGCCCGACGAGCGTCTTCTGCTCAGTGTGTGCAAGCAGTTCGACGAACGAGTTTCAGAGGCCAACGTCCGCAGCGCCCTGCAGGGCATACCCCGCAAATAGGCACCGAAAACGGGCCTCCATTCAACGGGGAGAGGCCCAAGCGGGTTCCTGCGAAAGTTCGCTCCACACGAGGCAGCGCGGTGCTGCTTCGGTTCAACAGGAGCGAAACATGGACATCAACACCCAAATCGACCAAGGTGGAACCCAAGAGCGCATCAAGCGACTGAAGGGTGAGCTTAAGCGTTTGGAAAGGTTTGGCACCAGGGAAAGCTGGTCGTCGGAGGACGCAAACTACCTCCTCGGGGAGTTGAGGCATTGGCTGGTGGAGGATTTCCCGTTCCCATCTCACAACGAGCTGGTGGCCGTCGCAATTGATGCCTACCAGAAAGCGCTCGGCAGTGAGCCAACCGAAGACGAAGTATTCCGGGATCTGCTGCAGTTAGCCCTGACGGTGGAGCGCATTGCCAGAGGCCCGTCGGTCGCGGACGAGGTAATCGCGTTGCTCGACAGGCATCTGGTCAAAAGCGGCTTCCCTTCGGTCGGGCACGTACCCTGCAACCAGTAACCTCGTGTCCCTTGCGGGTGCCGGTCTCCCTGGGCTTGGCAGGCGCTGCACGGTTCGCCCGACAAACAGCGAACCGCCTGGGCCGAGCTGGCCCAGGGCGGCCCGCCCCGCTGGGCGAATCTCAGCAAGTGCATGATGCTGTTGCCTTTTCTCCTCTCTGCTCAATGATTCGGTCATCGGCGGCGGTCGCGCTGCCGGAACAGAAAAGGAGAGCCACCATGATCCGCATCGCTAACGTCACCATCACCCGCTTCGCCGACCTGAACGAAGTTTCCACCGCCGACCTGCTGGCCTACTACAACAGCGTCACCGGCAAGAACACCAAGCAATTCCTGAAACGCGCCAAGGGCATGCAGCAGGTCTGGGCCTTGATCGAGCCGCAGCTCGCCCAGGTCGAAGAGACTGCCCAGGAGGAGCCCGCCGAGGTTGCGCCGGAGCAGGCCGAGAGCGTGCAGGAGCCCGCCACCCCGGCCACCGTAGAGGCAGCCCCCGCCACCGCGCCTAGCACCGCCGAGGAGCCCGCAGAGGGCGCAGCCACCGCCGAGGCCAAGGCCAAGGCCGTCGGACTCAAGGCCCGCGTGGAAGACCTCCTGGCGGCGCTCGCCAGCGGCCCGCGCACCGTCGCCGAGCTGGCAGAGGCGCTGGGCATGGAACAGAAGAAGGTGCGCTCCACTATCGACACAGCCCGCCGTGTCGGTCACACCATCGCCTGCGTCGGGCGCGGAACCTTCGCGCTGCCAGAAGCGGCCCAGTAAGTCGCAGTTACTCGCGGGTGCCCGTCTGCCCAGGGCTGGCGGCACCCAAGGGCGCAGCGAACCGTGCGAGCGCACTGTCTGACGGCCAAAAAGAACCCCGGCGCAGGGCCGGGGCGAAGGTGCAGTCGGAGTAACAGGAGCGGAACGATTAGACCGGCAGCATGACTTCGTGGCCGCCACGGCCCAGGTGCGGCAGCCCTTCGGCGTTGCCGGGCTGGCTCACGGGCGGATGGCCCTCAACAGCGAAGGCGGTCGTCGCGCCGATCTCGACGACAGTGAACTTATCGAAGGCCGTCGGCTCGACACGCTTGCACAGGGCGCGGGCGGCAGCCGGGGCGGAAGCTGCATCGGCAGCGGGCACGACGATGGCGTTCAGGCCATCGGCGCGGCGGAAGTGCGGTTCAGCGGGGTACAGCAGGAAGGTAGCCATGGTTAGATCTCCTCAGAGGCTTGGATGAAACGAAGGTTGGCGCGGAGTCGGCCTCCGAGCTGGCGGAACACGAACAGGCCGGGTTCTTGGGTGCGATCCACGATGCCGGGGCCGTGTGCGCCTTGCTCGGCGTCGGCCCAGCCGTCGGCGTAGCCCTTCAGCGGCAGATAGCCCAGGAACGGCATCACGCGCTGGGCGTTCGCTCCGGCCAAGGTGCAGCAGGTGCGGGCCGTCTTCACGTCCGGGCGGTCTTTGCCGTGGGCATGCGCCATCAGGCAAGCAGAAGCCAGGGCGGCGGCGTCGCGGTCGTCGAGGGTGTCGATGATCCGCTGGGCCAGCTCGGCATCGGTCAGCGATTGGAGATGGGCGTTCATTCCTCACCCCCTTCAGCGCCAGCAGCGGCTTCGCGGTCGCGCAGGGCGCGTTCGATGCGGGCGGTCGGGTTGGTGGTGCCATTCACGACTTCGCCGTAAAGCGACAGGCCATCAGCCAGGGCGGCCTCGGCTTCCTCGAACTCAACCATCGGCGCGAACACCTCGTGCTCTTCGGGGAAGATGTCGAGGACGGCTGCCGGGTGGAACGGGCGCTTGTCGGTCGGCATACCCGAGACCACAGCGATAACAGCGGCGGCCAGCTCGGCGTCGCCCAGGGAGGCGGCACGCTCGGCGGCGTTCTTCAGGGCCACCGGGCCAGCGCTGGCGAGGTTCTGCGTGTAGGTGGCGCGGCGCGGGCTGCCCAGCGTCGCGGCATCCAACGCGGAGAACGGGTTGTCATAGACGCCCTTGCCCAGCTCCAGCACGTTGCGGGCGGTCGCCAGATCCTTTGCCAGGCGCTCGGCGGTCTCCTTCGCGGCGGCCCGCTGGGCTGCGACCAGGGTGTCGGCCTTGCGCTTGGCGAAGGTCTGGCGCTCCTGGGCGGTCATGGTGATTTTGGAGACTTCCTCCATCGCACGCTTCTGGGCAATTTCGCGGGCGTCGGTCAGCGACTTGCGCAGGCTCTGGAGGTTGGCGGCGTGGGACTTCAGGATGGAGCGAAGTTCCTGCACGTTCGCACGGGACGGGATTTTCTTCAGATTCAACTTGGACATGCTTCTCACCTTTGAGAAATCGGAGCCGAACCATTTCGGCTTCCTTGGTGAGAATCATTCCTGTCTCGCAGCGCATCCGCTCTCAGTTTTTAGCGGGGCGCGTGTGGCCCAGGAAGGCCACAGCTAACGTCCGGTTACTCCAGGCGGCCCCGCCGGATGGGCGCTCCAGGCTGCTGGACGGTTCGCCCCGGCGTATCGCGCACCGCCCTGGGCACGGGGATGGGCAGGCGGGTGGTGCCTCGGGCCTTCTCCCCATAGGCAGCCTCCCAGCGGCCGAGCCCTTCCTCGTCCTGCCGGTAGTCCGGCATCAGGAAGCCGAACGGGGTTCGCCGGGGCGGCACCCCGGCTTCCTCCTCGAAGCTGACAAGCCCCTCCACCTGGGCCAGGAAGTCGCCGATCATGCTTCCGCCTCCAGCAGCCCAGCGGGCTCCGGCTCTACCTCCAGCAGGTCGCCCCGTGCCAGCGCAATTTCGGTGAGCAGGCCCAGGAGCTGCTGGCGCTTGCCTTCGTCGAGCAGCAGAACGTCCTCGGGCTTGAGCGTCAGCGCGTGTCCGCCGTACAGCTCTTGGGTGACGTTCAGGTTGGCGCTCAGTTCGACGGCCCGGCGCTCGATGTACTTCTGCGGGAGGAGCGCCTTGGCCCGCAGCTCCAGCAGGCGGTCGGAGAAGCGGGTGATGGTGCCTACCAGCTCGCCCTTCTGATAGACCGGCTCGTCGTAGCCCTCCACAGCGCGGCGGTGAATCTCCAGCTCGACGCTGCCGGTCGCCTGCTCAATGGCATCATCCCAGGCGGCGGCGAACTCGGGATTGTTCTTCCGCAGGATGTAGAACGACGGGGCGCACGTCCCCTTGGCGTGTGGGCTGGCTGCCCGAGCGGCGGCACTCACGATCCCGTGGCGGCGCAGCTCCGACAGGAAGACCTCCTTCCGTTCTTCCGTCAGTGCAGCTTGGGGTACGCCTTCGCCCCGTTTCCGGCCCACAGGTGCGCGGGGGCGTGCCCCTCCTCCATTCTTCGGCTTGATACTCATCTCAGTGTCCCTCTCCAAACTGGGCCACCGCACGCAGGCGGATGGCCTCATCATCAACGGATAACGCGCTCGTGAAGAGCTGGCGCTGTCGTGCCCAGGAGCCCCGCTTGTCCGTCAGGAACCGTCGCGCCGTTCGGACGAGGTGCTCGGGCGTGAAGCCCCCGCTTCCCTTCGCGTACTTCACCGTTTCGGGCGTCGCGTTTGCGTCGTTCCATGCCTGGAGAAGGACGGTGGCGGCGAGCTGGCGCTCGGGGCTGTCGCGGGCTTCGTCCTCGTCCTGCTCGATTCGGTACAGGTCGATTCCTCTCTGGGCTGGTGCGCGGGCGGTCAATGTCATGCGGATTCCCTGGTGCTTGCGTTCTCAAGGGAAATGATCTCGGCCCGGCAGCGGCGGCGATATCAGTTTTGGCGGGCGGTGAGCGGCCCAGGAAGGCGCTGTACGGTGCGCTCCACGGTCGGCAGCGGGCGGCCCAGGGTGGCGGGCTGGTCTCGCTGGCGGGGCGTGGTAACTCGAACTTACCGGGGCGTTCCGCTGCACCTCCTAGGCGGGCCTAGGGGCGGCGGCGCGGCCCAGGCAGGCCAGCGGCTGGGCGAGGTGCTGGCGGGCGCTCTCGGCGCTGCTAGGGCGACCCAGGAGGGCGGGAACGCGCAGGCGGGGTTGTGCCCGTGCGCATGCGCGATGTGTTAGTTGAATTGGATATGTCAGGAGTAGCAGCCGGGCCGGGCCGTGCTGCCCAGCAGCGGGAAGTAGCGGGCGGGAATTCCCGTGTTATTCCGCACTGCGGGAAACGCCCAAACCCTGTAGCCACGGGGTTCCTAGCCGGCTATTTCCCGTTTTCCCTCTTTAAGTAAGGAGAGGAAAAAAGGAGTAGCACCACACTGCTGTGGTGCACTGCACTGCTACTGGGCAAGTTGCACTGCCGGAACGGGAAAGCGGGAACATTCCCGGCGCAAACCCTGTAGCCACGCGGCCTGGCGGGTTTCCCGGCGGGGCGGGAAATTGGCGTTCCCGTTCCCGCCCTGGGCAGCCCAGCCGTGCATACGCAAAAAGGCCGCCTCGGTGGGCGGCCTCCTGCAAGCGTGTTGGACGTTAGGCCGTTGCGCTTCGCACCAGAGCGAGAATCCGTTCCCGAAGGTCGGCGTTCTGGAGTGCCTGGAACACCTCCCACTCGTCGCCCGTCATGTGCTCGACATGCGAGACATCATCGTCGCCCAGGTCGTCGGAGGGGTGATCCTGGATGGAGTACGGCAGCCACTTTTCCACCGGCTCCTCCCACTGACAAGGCGCACCGGAGAAGGCATTCCAGGCTTCCCGCGCACGCTCCACCGACCCGCTCAGCATGATGCGACGCTTGTTACCAGTGATCTTCGCCTTGCGGAACCCGAGCTTGGCGAACTCCTTCTCCAAGTCTTCGACGCTGACCGGGCGGGTCTTTAGGCGCATCCCGATCCACTGGGCCAGCTTGTCCGGGTGGAGGCCGACTTCGCCAGTCTTCTTCACATGAACCATCCGCTCGGCATAGCCCGGATTCGCCTCGTTCGGCAGCCATTCAGGCGGAAGTTGCCCCGTCCGGAACATCTCGCGGATGAAGCCGCGAATCGGCCCGAGGCTCCGTGCCTGCTGCTCTTCCAGCGCCCGCGTCCGAGGCACAGCGCGGACGTTGAAGTCGCTGATGTCGTAGTGCATCAGGAAATGCAGAAGGTTCTCACGCCCGCCAGCTTCCATAGCCCGGTTCAGTTCGCCGAAGTAGGCGGTGTCCTGCATCCGTTCAGAGCCAACATCCAGCACGAAGAACCGGCGCTCGAACTCCCCTGCGGGCACGACCCAGGCTTCGTTCGAGGCCATGATGATGTGCAGGCAGTTCCGGGCAGCCTCCGTGTCGAAGCCCTTACGCTCGATGGCGATTGTTTCCTCCGTAATGAGAGACTTGAGCGTGGATTCGTGCCTCTTGTCGCCCGCGTAGAGTGCTTCGTCGCCGAACAGCACGACGCAGTCGCGCAGGTGGGCGTTGAAGTTGCCAGTAACGTGGCGGGAGTCGGTAACGGGCAGGTAGTGCCGTCCGAACAGCCCACCGAACACCTTCGCAAGGAACCCCTTGCCCGTGCCACGCTTGCCCCGCAGGACGACGGCCACCTCTCCTGGGCAGCCTGGTTGCTGCACAGCCCGCGCCATCCAACCGAGCAGGTAGCGATAGTGCTCCTCGTCGCCCGAACAGACGTTATCACGAATATGGTCCAGGAACGGCAGGTGCTTGTCTCCGGCGACAGCATCCACCGCGAAACCCTTCCAGGTGTTGTACACGTCGGGTGGGGTGTCCTGCCCAGGGGCGAAAGTGACCCGCTCGTACTGGCGACGGTTCGGGTGCGCCAGCCACCAAGCCCCAGCGGGCTTCGCGACCGGGTTGCCCTTGGCGTCGGTGCCCAGATCAACCATGACGTTGAGGAAGCGGTTCTTGAAGTCGGCGAAGCTCTGCGCCACGAGATTGACTCGCCCGAGCCCTTCGTCGGTCACTTCGCTGACCACAACGCACTTGCCCCCGAAGTTCCCGACGACAGCGAACTCCTCGTTGAGCTTGCGCAGCATCGGATGGATGGCGTCCTCGTGCGCCCGTTCGATCTGGCGCAGGGCGTATTTCTCCGGGCGCTTGTGTTCCACCACGGACTCAGCGATGCCGAACGACTCGTCGGTGAGGATGGCGAAGATCACCTCGTCGGGCACCCCCTGGCGCACCAGCCCACACGCGGCGGCGAACAGCGCCTCGGAACGGCTCGGGTACTTGGTCGGGTTGTCGGGATCGTTGCCTTGGACGATGAGAACCTTCAGCCAGCCCGGCACGTTCCACTTGTCGAGGGCATCCACCGACTCCAAGGGCTCCACCTCGCCCAGCGGGACAGCGGCGAGAGCCGCGCCAGAGGAGCGCACGGTGGCGGGCGCGGCGGCACCCTGGGCCGGAGCCTGCTGGAAGCTCTCCAGCCCATAGACGCGCTCGGGGTGCAGCTCCACGAGGGTGGCCGGGGCAGCGGTGCGGCCCTTGGCCCGCTTCTTGGCGTCCGGGTTGTTGATGCTGCCCGGCAGGCGCAGAACACGATCCACGTTGTGGCAGTTGTCGGCCTCACGGAACACGTCCTGAATCCAGCGGGTGTATCGCTCGGCCTCTGCTGCCTGGGCCTCGGAGCCGTCCAGCAGGATAGGTTCGCGCAGTGCCCACAGCGCCTGGGCACCAGCGCCGGAACTGATGATTGCAGTGGGTGGCGGCAGCTCCTTCGGCAGGTTGTGCGTCAGGCGGCCGATGATGCGCTGGCGCTCCTCGCCAACGTCCTCCCCGGCACGCGGGTCGATATCCACGTGCAGGAAGCGCACGGCGGTAACGTCCGACTTGGCGGCCTTCTTCTCCAGCCCGTCGCGGGTGGGGTTCAGGTGGTAATAGACGTTGTTCTCGGCGTTGCCCGCCAGCCAGGCAGCCAGCTTGGCCTCTTGCCCAGGGACGAACAGCTTGGGCCGGAACACCTTCTTCTCGGGGCTGGCATACGAGAGCAGCCACGGGCCTTCCGGGCGGAGCCACTGCAAGAAACTGACAGCGGCGGCGGTGTCGATGATTGCCGGGGCAGCCTGTGCCGCCGAGAATTCAGCTTGAGTATCGCTTCCTTCTCGCTTTGCTCCGAAAGCCCCGTCTTCTGTCGCCCCGGAAGCGGGGCTTTCACCTTTTCGGGTGTCCAGAAAATCGCTCACAGGCCACCCCCTTTGGTTTCAAAGCGGGGCTGCGCCAGGACGAAGGCGTCCAGCTCGTGAATGTCGTACAGGACAACGCTGCCGAACTTGCGGTACGGCGGGCCTTTTCTCAGCTCGCGCAGTCGGGCGAGGTGCGGCACGGAAACGCCCAGGTACTCGGCAGCTTCACGGGCGCGGAGCCACCGCTTCGGGACGTTGAAGGAAATTTCTTCGGCGAGGTTGCCGTCTTGGGCAGGGATGCTGGACAT